CTTTGCAACAGGCTTTCCTACGACAGGTACAACGCCAAGCAGAGTAGCAAAGGCATTAATGCCTGCGCCGACGTAATCGCCTTCGTTATAAGAGTCTGCTGTGTCGGCTGCGCCTGTAGCGTCTCCTGTTACGGGTAACCAGTCTGCCACATTCATAATCTTCTTAGAGCGATATACATCATCTCTCTCGCCACCCATGAAGTCGGCAAGCTTTTGCTGGATACTGTCTCTAAAGTTAGGTTCGTAAGGCTCGATTGAGCCCACGTCGTCCTCACCGTCTTGGTAGAAAGGGTCTTTCCCTTCTTCAATTCGCTGGTAATAGTGATCGATAGCCTTAGTTTTAATCTGCTGGGGTATTGGGTCCCCGTCACGCATGTTTCTCATCGTCTCTATCTCGTCGTCTGATAGAGTAGGAACCATTGAAGGCATCTGAACTTCTTCACCGTCTATCTCTACACCGATAGAATACTCGGTCATAGTACCGCCGTTGACGTTCTCTATTGGGCCCAAAAAGCCTCGCATAGATTTTTCAGAGCCGTCTAATCTATACATAGACTGGTCGTAATCATCAGCTCTTGCCTCAGAAGGCATAAGTGCAGAGGCACCTACAGCAGTGGCAGCAGAGCCCGCCATTATGTTGCTGCTGCCGGCTTTCTTTGGGTCAAACTTGGCGTTCACAGACCGAACTATAGTAGGGTCATACGCCACAAACTCAGTGTACGCTCCATTGACGTCTACTACGGCTGCACTGTCATAGCCCTGTGCAATAAGATCATCGCTAAAGGCCTTAGCCCTATCCCAGTCTTTTAGGGAATTTTGTATTTCCGATTTTTCGGCCTGAGTGTAGACCTTTGTATTTTTTGCTGTGGTAACCAGAGGCATGATGTTAGCCCCGACCTCAGTGTCACCTTTTGCGGCTGACTTTCTAGCTGATGATTTCGCGTAGAAGTCTGCTACAGCAGGGGACTCTGACATATATAATCCGGCCCCCAGAAACCCGAAGTCTCGTTGCTGGAACTTCTCAGGATCAATCTCTTTTATATTAGAAGATCCACCATGGTATAAAGTTCTAGGTGTGGCCCCTTGCTCTACAGCACCAGCAATTCTTTCTTGCATCGCTGGAGTGTAGTCCGCCACATTGTCTAGCTCTCCATAGTCCGCCATGTCTCGGAGGCCGCTCATAAGACCCTTACCACCGTCTATGATTTTATCTGTCAGTGCGCTCATTAATTACCCTAGAAGTTTTTTCCAGTTTTCAACTGGTGGTAAGCCAAACTCATGTCTGTCTGCTGATTTGAGAGTCATTAGAACATCCATAGTGATGCTGTATCTTGGAGACCCAGTCTTGTTGGGGGATGTCCTGTGCCCCGTCTTAGAGGGGAAAAGTACTAGTAGATCATTAGACACCACTAAGCCCGTCTCAGCAGCGCTGTGAGGGTTGCTTAAAGATACCATTCTTTGTGCGTACTGCTCGGGACGAAACATCCCGTCGTAAAGCTCATTCTGGTGACTGTCCGTAGCTAACTGTAGGGAACCTGAGCCCTTGGGTACCTCGGGGTAGTACACAATACTTATATGAGACATCTCATGTCGGTGGTAATCTATGACGCGGCCTTCAGTCTGCTTAACTGCCCAACTACGAGTAAACCAATAGTCGTATTGATTGGGGGCTATTCCTGCCGCTGTGTTGTACTCGATTAGAGCCTTGTGGACTACGGCTACAAGAGGAGCATAAATAGGGTCGTCATGTAGCTGGTGGTAACCATTGACGTCGCCCGTCCATGAAGAGTTGTCATCTGAGTAGCCGGTGGACTCGACTGCTAAGTCTACATCCCTAACCATGGCCTCCCGCTGCTCTGTAGTTAATCCTGCTAACCCAGAGTATATACTGAGGGGAAAGAACTGATGTAATTTTCCCTTCATGAGGCGGACTCTCTAATGGACTCCTTCAAGTGCTCCCAGCGCCGAAGCTCTGATATAGCCCCCTGTATCTGGTATATACGAACCGTGTCCGTAGTAATCTCTAGGTTCTTTAGGTGCCCTTTAATCTTATCAGCTATAAGAGCCTGTAATCTGTCGTAAGACTCCGTATCGTTGACTAGAAGAAGTAGATACCGCGCTAATTCTCTATCCATTAAACACCCGCAGGTAATTCAGGGGGAAGGGCTCCTTCAGGGGGCCCACCTTGAGGTCCACCTCCGGTAAAGCCTGCTGTGTCAGGTGCTGGAGCATTTCCAGCAGCTATGTTGCCGCCAGTTCCTGTCGGGTCCATTGGGCTTGGTGCGCCCGACATAGCGGCTTGCTCTGCCTGTGGTTGTGCGGCTTGAAGCTCGGCCATGAACTTAGCCTGTATAGCTGCCTCACGAGGATCATTAAGGATCTTATCTTCATCCAGATCCATAGAGGTGGCCAGCTCACGCAAGATGTAATCAAAGCGAACAAATGGGGCCATTGTTGGATTAGCCGCCATCTGCATAAATTGTAGCAGGCGCTGGGATCTGACTTCGTTTCTCATCAGGGACTCTGTGCCCTTAGAGACTACATCTAAATCACCAAGCATTTCTTTTTTGAAGTTAAACTGCATGTTGAATGCAAAGAGGGCTTTACCCAAAGGACCCAATAAGAAGTCGTCAATGTTTTTAACGACAGCTTTAATGTTACCCGCAGCAGCGCCCATAAGCATCGACATACCACTTGCTGTACGTCCAGTACTCATAACACCTGTGCTACCGTGAGAGTAACTAGGTAATCCCGTAGACTCATCCGATAGCTGGCGAGCCTTATCAAACATCATTAAAAGCTCATTTGAGACGTTAGGAAACTTAGTTCCAAAGATGGCTTGTCCAGGTGCCCCTGCCTGACGGCGGAACACTTTTCCAGGATATACATCCATAGACTGGCCTGGAGTTAGGTTCGTCTCGTCTATCTCAATAAGAAGGTTTCCAGACAGTGCGGCGTTATCTACAGCCATCCGCATGAAGCCATTCATAAGCAACTGGGTGTCTGCCATGTTCTCGGCAATACCCACGCCAAAGAACGAGTACGGGTTCGCCTCATAAGGGGCAGCATGATAGGGGATACGTGATGGGACAAATGGGTTTAGTACGAGACGCAGTGTCTGCCCGTTGCATATCCATGCATTGACTTGTATCTCGTCGCTCCCTGAAAATTCATCTGGTATTTCAATTCCAGCTTCATCAGCAAGCTCAGCATCTATGACACCCCAGAACTCTAGGACCTCATAGCGCTCTGTTTCCGAACGGGCGCTGTTGTCTTCAAGGATCGTCTCCCAGTACTCAGACTGGTAGTTTGGGCCTAGAGAAATAGCTTCTTCGATAGACTCTTCCCTAAACATAGGGCGGCGTTTAAGTGCGCGGAGCTGAGTACGGCTCATGCGGTGACGATGCACTATGTACTCGGCCTCCGACATAGACCGTGCTTCTGGGTCTGGGTAAAAGTCCCAAACACTACAGTGCTCAATCTTAGCAATGGTTTCAAATAAGGGATCATACTCACCCTCTTCGTTCCACTTGGGGTATTCTTTATCGAAAGCGAAGGGGCCCTTGACTACACCGTGGCCGAACAGGGCCATTTCAAATGCCATAGATCGGAGATGTTTAGAGCCTTCACTCTCTTCTAGCTGGTCATGGATTATCTTTTCCATCAGCTTAGCCGCAGCTTTAGCGGGCTCGAAGATGATTGCAGAGGCAATACCAGATCCACCTTCTACTAGGTCATCCTTAACTGCGTCTAGTGTCTCGGAGTAGGGGCCGGCTAAATCAATAAGCTCCTTACGTTTAACCGTAGACTTCTTAGGTTCTTTCTTCTCTTCTTCTGGCTTTCCCTGTGCGTCAAAGTGTACGGCGTCTAAGCCCCCCTTAACAACGGGGGTGGGCTCTATGCCAATAGGGAATTTTCCGCCCGCAAAAAGGACGTCAGATATCTGGGCGTATGCAGCCAGAACCTTTGTCTTAGTAATCTTTACGAATGCTTGGCTTTTTTCTGACTCATTAAACTTGACGTCAGGACCGTACAGGCCACGGTAGTTGCGGTAGTTTTTTAACCAGCGCTGTTCGTCTTCGTTTCGGGAGTCTTTAGATCGTTGGAAACGAGAGTTTATCCACGACACAAGATCAGATAGTTCGCGGTTTTCTGCCGCAACGTCGTCACCCTCTTTTGCGTGGAATATAGGCTGGGCCGTCGCGTCAAGGTTCATGCCGTCTGGAGGAGTAACTAGAGCCATATATTAATATCCAAATGTGGAGTCGCTAGGGACGTAATGTGCAGGTTGATTTGGCATTGAGTCGAACAGAGAGCCTGATCGGGGACGAGACATAATAGCGTATCTTACGCTGTCATATGCGTGGTCACTCTTGTAACGGGCGTCGATGTCGTCTGTGCCTTTAGGGTTACTGGGTATTACAGGTAGATCCGCAATGATCTGGCGGCAGGTATCGAAAAATACTAGCCCAGCCATCTCTGTGTCTGGATCTACTTTTAAAAGTTCGTGTAATCTGTTTTTGCCGGCAACTCGTGATCCTGAGCTCCGGTCAGATGGACGCCAACGACATCCCATCGTTATCATCTCTTCTGCAATTGAGGGGCCGGTTTGACCGCGCTGATGCCAGCACGAGGAGTCTAGTATACCATAGTGGATCTTGTCGCCTTCTTCTGCTTCAAGTACAGCTTTGGCTAGGTCTCTTCCTGTATGCTTAGTTAGGTATAACTCCCTATAGCATATCAGAGTTTCATAACTTGGGTCAATAGCAAACCAGTGAACTGCGCTGTAACTAGAGTACCCGTAGTCACAACTCCGAAAGCGCCTCCAATCATGGGGTATATCAAAGGGTTCTACTACGTGGTCTTTTAATTTAAACTCAGAGAAAGCCGCACCTTCAGCAATACTCCAGTCCCCCTCTAGAAGCTGTCGTCTTTGCATCTCAGGTAGAGATAAGAGGTTGGCCTCGTATTGCCCGTCTCCAGACAGGTGGGGATTGTCGTATAAACTAGCCGGTATAAACCGTCTGTAAAATAGTGCCTGCCCAGCTTTAGGTGAAGTGTCTGGGTAAACCATTGCCTCACCTGT